AATGTAATGACAGAAGGAGATGAAAGACGAGGTATTGATAGTTTGATGAATCGTTTACGATCTTTGGTAGAAGAAACAGGAGTAGGTATGATTCTTGTTTCACACTTGAGAAGAGCAACAGGAGATAAAGGACATGAGAAAGGTGTAGAAGTTTCTTTATCTCACTTAAAAGGCTCACAAGGTATTGCGCAGTTGTCTGATTGTGTGATAGCATTAGAAAGAAATCAACAGGCTGCTAATAAAAAAGAAGCCAACACAACTAAGGTTAGAGTATTGAAGTCTAGATACACAGGAGATACTGGACTAGCTTGTAAGTTAGTTTATGATTCTGAAACTGGTAGACTTTTTGAAGATACCGAACAAGAAACATTCGACAACGAGGTTACAGAATATGAGTTCTGAAATAGTATTTGATATTGAAACAGACGGATTGAAGCCGACTAAGCTATGGTGCATAGTTGCTAAATCTACTACAGGAGAAATAAAAAAGTTTCCTCCTAATAAAATAAAAGAGGGCATAGAGTATTTACAAAGTGCAGACACTCTTGTAGGACATAACATAACAGGCTATGATATTCCTGTAATTAAAAAACTAACTGGAATTGAACTGACTAACAAAGTTTACGATACTTTAGTTGTATCTAGACTTGCTAATCCTGCTCAAGAAAATGGTCACAGTTTGAAAAATTGGGGATTTAAAACAGGATATCATAAATTAGAATCACCTGATTCTTTTGAAGAATACACACCTGAAATGTTAAAATATTGTAGTCAAGATGTATTATTAAATGAGTTAGTTTATGAAAGATTACAAAAAGATACTGAGATTTTTGGTAAGGAATCCATAGAGTTAGAACACAAAGTTGCAGAGATTATTCAAAAGCAACGTGACAATGGTTTTGCTTTTGACGATAAAGCTGCTATGACTTTACTTGCAGATTTACAACACAGAATGGATAAAGTTAAAGAAGAAGTTAGAGTTACATTCAAACCTAAGTGGGTAGATGATAAGTTAGTAAAACCTTATGTAAAAAAAGATGGTGAGTTATCTAAACGTGGGTTGACTGATGAAGAATACGATAACTGTTTGTGGTTTGGTAACACCGAGCCTTTCATGCGTAAGAAGTTAGTTGACTTTAATCTCGGCAGTCGTAAACAAATTGGAGAATACTTAACAGATTTTGGTTGGAAACCTAAACGCTTTACACCTACTGGTCAACCTATTGTAGATGAAGGAACTCTAAAAAAGATAAAGCATATACCAGAAGCACAGTTGATAGCAGAGTTTTTGTTACTTCAAAAACGCATAGCTCAAATATCTTCTTGGATAGACGCTGTTGAAGGCAACAGAATACATGGTGCTGTAATATCTAATGGAGCTATCACAGGTCGTATGACTCACCGAAGTCCAAACACAGCGCAAATTCCGAGCGTAAGACAACCTTATGGTAAGGAATGTCGTGCTTGTTGGACAGTAGATGAAGGTAATGTTTTACTAGGTATAGATGCTTCTGGATTAGAGTTAAGAATGTTAGCACACTACATGAATGATGAGGAGTTTACTAATGAAATATTAAATGGTGATGTACATACTGCTAATCAAAACTTAGCAGGTCTAAAGACTAGAGATATTGCTAAGACTTTTATCTACGCTTTGATGTATGGAGCAGGTGATGCTAGGCTTGGCAATGTAATGAACGCTAGTGCTAAAGCAGGTAAAAAAGCAAGAGAGTTATTCTTTGAAAACAAACCTGCATTTAAAAAATTAAATGACAAAGTTAAGTCAACAGCTAAAGTTAGAGGATATCTAAAAGGATTAGATAAAAGAGTTCTTTGGATAAGAAACGAACACGCTTCTTTAAATACTTTATTACAAAGTGCAGGAGCTATAGTTATGAAGAAAGCTCTTGTTTTACTTGACGAATACTTACAAGAAAAAAATCTTGAGTACAAGTTCGTAGCTAACATACATGATGAATGGCAGATGGAAGTTCCTCAAGATATTGCAGATCAAGTAGGTCGTTTAGGTGTAGAAGCTATTGTAGAAGCAGGAAACTTTTTTAATCTTCGTTGTCCTTTGGATGGTGAATACAAGTATGGGAGAAATTGGAGTGAAACGCATTAGAATGAATACGAATAGAAAAGGAGACTTTGCAGAATACTATGCTGTCACTTGGCTATGGGATAATGGGTATGAGGTATTTCAAAACTCAGGTTGTACAGGTCCTATAGATATGATTGCTATGGATAAGAAAGGTGAGATTACTTTGATTGATGTTAAGACAGCACAGCCAGACCATAGAGCAAACACAGGAAATAGGATACAATTCAAAACTGGAAGAACTAAAAAACAAATAGAGTTAGGTGTTCAGTTCTTACTGTTCAACCCTGATACTAGGAAGTTAAGGTTTGCGGAGCATAAAGATGAAGAAGAATAAAAAAACACTAGACAACTTAGTAAATAACATATATAATAAATTAGATAATCTAAACAATGAAAAGAGTTTAGGAATAACTAAAAAGCAAGCTGATGAATTTGGTAAAGCTATGAGTACAGCTTTACTTGAGTGGTCTAAACCTCACAAAAAAGATCCTAAAGCTTCTTCTCTTAGAATGTCTAATATAGGAATACCAGATAGAAAACTTTGGTATGAAGCAAACCACAAGTTAGATTCTGTACACGGACATTCTCCTAATACCTTTATAAAATTTTTATATGGTCATTTACTTGAGGAGTTAGTCCTCATGTTAGTTAAACTAGCAGGTTATGAAGTTACAGACCAACAAAAAGAAGTAGTAGTAGAAGGTGTTAAAGGACACATGGATTGTAAGATAAACGGAGAAGTTATAGATGTTAAGTCAGCTTCTCCATTCTCTTTTAAGAAATTTAAAGAAGGAACTTTAGCAAGCAACGATCCTTTCGGTTACTTAGGACAGATTGCAGGATATGAAGCAGCAGAGAAGACCAACAATGGTGGCTTCTTAGTTATAGATAAAGTCACAGGTGAGCTATGTCTTTATAGACCTGATGAATTTGATAAGGTTGATGGCAAAGAAAGAATAAAACATTTAAAGAAAACTCTTAAAAAGAAAAAGCCACCTCCCAGATGTCACGATCCAATTCCTAACGGCAGTTCAGGTAACATGGCTTTACCAAGAGATTGCTTCTATTGTCCATTTAAGTTTGAGTGTCATAAAAATTCTAACGATGGACAAGGTCTTAGAACTTTTAAATATTCTAGAGGTCTAACATACTTAACAAAAGTAGTTAGAGAACCAAGAGCAGAAGAAGTTACTGTATGAGAAAACCTAGAAAGATACGACCAAGAGAGAAAGGAGTTCCTAAAGGATACGATAGTAAGTGGGAACATCAACTACACACAGGTATTCTAAAAGAATGGGATCATCATTCTGATTACATAGAATATATTATAAAAAGAAAGTACGAACCAGACTTTGTTAAAGATAAAATAATTATAGAAGCTAAAGGTAGGTTCTGGGATCATGCAGAATATAGTAAATATATCTGGATTAGAGAGTCATTACCTGATACAATGGAGCTTGTATTTCTTTTCCAGAAACCTTATGCTCCAATGCCACAGGCTAAGAAAAGAAAAGACGGAACTAAAAGGACACATGCTGAATGGGCAGAGTCAAATAATTTTAAATGGTACACAGAAGAAACTTTACCAAAGGAGTTTAAATAATGGTTGATTATAAATTCAACGAAGAAAATACAATAGAACAAATAAAAAGATATATAGATAAAACATATGAGAAACATTATGCTAGTGGAAAATATCAAGCAACAGATATGATTATTGATGCAGGACATGGAGAGGGCTTTTGCATGGGCAATATTATAAAGTATGCTATGCGTTATGGTAAGAAACCTGATCCTGTTACTGGAAATTATAAAAATCAAGGAGACTTATTAAAGATTATACACTACGCTATAATAGCTATACACTTATGGGTAGAGGAGAAAACAAATGCTAGGTAGATTACTATATATGATACCTTTCTTTGGAATGGTAGTAGGTATATACTTTATATGGACTGCAGATATTAGAGGAGCTTTATTATTATCAGGATTAGCTCTAACACAAAGCTTAATATGTTTACTTTATGTAGTACTAAACATAATAGCTCACGGACATGACGGAGTTTTAGAAGTAGAAGTAGAATTAAAAGATGCGTTAATGCCTGTGATATTTTTAATTCTTTCTTCTTCTATCTTTCTAATATTAACTTTACAGATTACAAAGGATTTTATGATATGAGTACAGAATTACCTACAAACTATCAACAGTTTATACATCTAAGCAGGTACGCTAGATGGAACGAAGATAAACAAAGAAGAGAAACGTGGACAGAAACAGTATCTCGATACTTTGATTTCTTTGAAACACATCTTAAAGAAAACCACAACCTAAGTAAGTCACAGTTTGATGAAACTAGAAAGTACTTAGAGAAAGCTGTATTGTATTTAAACATTATGCCAAGCATGAGAGCATTGATGTCAGCAGGACTAGCTTTACAAAAAGATAATGTAGCAGGATTTAACTGTAGCTATGTAGCTGTTGATAGTCCTAGAGCATTTGATGAAACACTTTACATACTCATGTGTGGTACAGGTGTTGGCTTTAGCGTAGAGCGTCAGTATATAAACGAGCTACCAGATCTTCCAGAAGATTTGTTTCCAACTGATACAGTTATTAAAGTAGCTGATTCTAAAATA